AGCGTACAATGTACGTCGTAGGTGGGATCGATTGGTATCCATCGGTTACTCAACGAAGGTTGAGACTGTGTACAAGTATTATTGCTTACCAGCTGCACCGTCATATGCGTTCTACTTGAACCATACGATATGCGAGCCTGATCATGCAGATACTTTACCTTTTGTTAACCGTCCCTCTGAAGGGAGTTATAGTGAATACCATCGGTACCTAGGATGGCCTCCATGCGGAACCAACTTCGGTTTCTTGGGGGGTTGTAATTTGACGCACTTGATCGATGGCTCAGCACTCATGCTGCAGCGCATAATCAGGTGAAACCAAACCATTTTAACCTAGAGGAGCACCATTATGCCTTCTTCAACTCATGTCGTCACGGAACGTGACGGAACCACCAACGTTACGCTGTCCTTAACCGGACAGGATGTGTCTTCGGCCGAATACCGCGATTTAACTGCGGGATTGGCGTCGGCTCAAACAATGAGCTTCGCGCTCACGGTTGGACCGTCGTCGAGTAAGTCGAATGACCGTTTTTCCGCAAAACTTATGCGGCCCGTGACTGATGCCAACGGAATTCAATATGTTGGCTCAGTTGAGGTAAAACTCTCGACGCCCCGTACCACTGTGTGGACGGGTACTGACACTGATGATCTACTTGCTTTCATTGCCTCGCTATTAACGCAGGCAAAGCGAGATCTCATTGGTGACTACGTGATTCCGTAAGGGTCACGAGTGTAGAAGAACCTTAATGGAGCAAAGGAGGTAGCATGTTTAACAAGCGTGCTCCGGCGTCTAACGACGTTGTCCTGAAGTCGAATGGTAATCTTATCATTCGGTCCTTTATTAAGTCGGTTTTTGACGACTTATCTGTCTCTTTCCCCGATTACAAATTCGGGCGTGATGACTCTAAGTACCTGTTGTGTCGTTACGACAACGAGGGTATCAGCGTACTTACACAAACTCTCCCAGCTCTGGGGAAGTTTGTCGAAAAGGCGCTTATTACAGGTTGTAGGCTCGAAATAAGTCCTACACTAAACCTGCGACTTAGAGGCAGCAGTCATCTTCCTAAGTTTATGAATAGATTCTTCCAAGATCTATTCACAGATGAAGGTTACTGTCGTTGGGCTTTTCTCGAAAGGGATAGCTTTACAACAGACGAGACTCTGGCTGTATACTGCAGAGAGTGCGGGGCTTACCGCGCACTTCGCCAAGTAACAATGGCGTTCTCGAAGTTAGAGGATTCAAATATGGACGCGGAGATAGCTGATGAAGCAATCAAAGCGTTCATAGCTCGAGTAACGACCGAGCATCTTCCGACTTTAGATGATTTGGTAAGCGGCGTTGTTAAAGACGCTCGTCACCAACTTGAGACGGCATTCAAACCTAAAACGGGGTCTGATACCCGAATCCCTAGTAACTTATACTCAAAAGTATTAAGTGAAGAAGGAGACTGGCATCAGGACGTCATGGTTGGCCGTTACCGTGAGGTGTTTGGAAGGGAGGATCGCACATCGCTGTGCGAGCCCTTTTGCATCATGGGTTTCATTGCCCATGGGGAGGCACGGCCCTGGGGCCGTCGCTAATAAAGAGAGGGGCTTTGAGAAATGGGATTTTATCCTATGGCCAGGCCTCGACAAGAGGCTCTACCGTTGGAGCGATGAGGATATCTTTCCTCTAGCAACTTCCCAGCCTTCGGCTCGTGTAGTAACAGTGCCCAAAGATTTCAGAGGGCCACGCATAATATGCGTAGAACCGAAGGAGAATCAGTTCGGCCAACAGGGCCTTTGGCTGATTCTCGAGAGATTCGTCTCTCGTAATTCAAAGCTTTGTAGGTCAATAGACTTTCGAGATCAACACAAATCGAGAGAGATGTGTGATGGTCAGTGGGAAACCATTGATCTCAAGGATGCGAGTGATCGCATCTCTTTGAAGCTCGTTAAGCTGCTTTTCCCAAAGTGGCTCTACAAACTTCTAGTTCAGTACCGTACTCGTTTTGTTAAGTATGGTAATGAATCACATGCTTTAAAGATTTTTGCAAGCATGGGCAGCGCTTTATGTTTCCCAGTGGAAACACTTGTGTTCTGGGCTATTACCCAGGGCGCGCTCGAAAGGGCGGGTCGCAAGGAGCCTTGCCGTGTCTTCGGGGATGACATTGTTGTCCCAGCTGGCACTGGGCAGATAGTGATATCTGCTTTAGAAGCCTGCGGGCTTGTGGTTAATAGGAGTAAAACCTGCTTAGGTCGGACGCCCATTAGGGAAACCTGTGGTGCTTACACTTGGGGAGGAATGGATTGCTCCATTGTTCGCTTCAAGCTTGCCAGTTTAGGTCTCCACGAAGGAGGGTATGCGCTCTATGAGTATGCAAAACAGCTCTACGAGCTGTACCCACAAACCGCAATGGAGTTCTTAGAACTCCTGGATACGCATGCTTTCCCTATTCCCTGGGGAAGAGGGTGGATACCAGTCCATCCGAAGCATGGTCGTGTGAAGTGTCAGTATTTAGCTGAGCACGATGGTACGTATTACCAATATCCCGTGGTCAAGTTCCCTCAATTTGTTTTAAAGAAGGAACGCCTTGGTGTCACTGATAACCGTTGCCTTTACAACTGGTATGTCGGTGGAAATAGCTTCGCTTCCTCTGGCGAAGGAAAATGGGAGCAACGCCTTGGGCGATGCTGGCATGAGCTTGTACCCCCA